CTATTTAAAAAAATAAAATATTTATTTATAATGCGATTGCATGAACAAATAGGTAATTATTCGTATTTCATCGGTAGTGTGTTATATACAGCAGGGTCTTTTCTTTTTCTTTTAAGGTCAGACCACGTCTATGAAACATATGGAACCTATTTTTATTTTACTGGAAGCATTTTATTCGTCGTAGGAAGTATTTCTAATATACTAGCCATGAGATTTCAATAATGCAGCCACCTGGGTATGATTTCCCCGCGCATTAAATGCCGACTTTTTATGAATACGATGTTTCACCAATTGTTCGGGACAATTGTAAAACCTTTTTCCTTGTTTATGCAATCGTAGCCACAAGTCATAATCTTCTAAGCTACAAGAGTTCCAATGTGCATACTTTTTAGACAAGATACAACTAGAATTGATGATAGGATTACAACGAGTAAAAGGAAACAAAGAAAGGTCCAACAGGGGCAAATTGGGTGCATCGTTGCGGTCGCCAAAATAAACACAATGGCTTCCCACTACATCGTATTGTTCTGCGATTTTCGGCAATTGAATTTCCAGTTTTCTCTCGTGCCAAATATCATCCACGTCCAATAATGCGACATATTCATATTGGCAATGTTTTACTAATTCATTCAAAGCAGCGGATTTACCTTTGACTTCGTCCATGTTAAACTCAAATACTTTAATGTTTGGACAAGCATATGCACGTGCAGTTTGATATACCGATGACCCAGCAGGGTGTCCATTTACACCGATTAACAACTCCCATCGTTGATAGGTTTGGGCCAATACTGATGCGACCGATTCGGAGAGAAATTCCACTCCATTGTAGAGTGGCATTAATACACTGATTCCAATGCGCGCTGTTTGTTCTTCGTGCAGTCGCCAGTTTAATCGTCGTTGAAACATAAACCAGTTATCCAGCGGCGGAGTTTTTTCTTCGCACACATAAAAACGTGATGGATGAGTATAAATACAATCTGCTAATAAAATTTGGTCATCTTTTATCAGGTGGTCATGTTTTACATATGCACGCAATCTCTCGTCAAATGTGTTGAACCACCAGGTTCCATTTTCATGGAAGAATAAAAAAAATCCCCCAGCAATGGATATCTGTGTGGGAGGAATAGTTGGCAACCCATTTGTTCCTGGTTTGTTTATTTGGTGTATCAAGTTTTGCATGTATTCCTCGCCATAAGGACACACATTGGCATAGACAATTTTACCCCGTGTTTCTGGATGGTTCATAAAGTTGTATATCTTACGTGGATGTGACCAATGAGTTAATTCGGTCACAGAGGTGTCCATGCACGGACGATTGCGAAAATAACCAATATCACACCAACCATAATAAGGTGTATCAAAATATTTCTTGTCCATGCATTCTTTTACAAATGCGATTTTTTCGCACCAAATCATAGTAAGTTCCCATGCAACATTTTTCAAATAGACGTTTTTCTCGGCATTTTTTATCCAATAGTCTTTGTAAGAATAATAATATAAAGTATGCAATGGTTTTATAATGACGCGAATTTTTGGGTTTTGTAAAAGTTCTGCCTTTACATGTGTTTGTATATATGCAAGGGTGGAGTCATCCGTGTAAATAACCAAATTAAAACAACGGACAATGGAAAAAAAATGCTGCATCCATTGGATATATTGTTTTGGTGGAAATTTAGAAGAAACAATATAAAAACAAGTGCAATACGTGACTGCAGGGACATCTATCATTATGTCCAATGCTTTCATAAAATGTGCTTATATATTTATACATTTAATCGGCATTTTTAATGACGATTATTCACCGCATGCTTAATTGTTAAAAGAAGGGGTTACTGGATTGTATCCATCCCCCGCTCCATAAAAAAACCATCGCAATGACAAATAATCCGTTGTACCATCACTCATTCCATTGTTGCCGATAAGTTTTGTATTGGGTCCTTTAGTCACGAGAGATTGAATGGCAGTGGCAGAAAGAGCATAATTATAGTACCATAAATTAGAAATATATCCACTAAATCCACCATTCATCGCCACATAGACATATCCATAATTTTGTTTTGGCACGCCCATCAATTGGATACTTCGAGTAATGGTTCCATTGATATACACGTCCAAGGTCGTGTTTTGGCAACGAATAATAACATTGACCCATTTATTGATGGGAATGTCGGGAATAGTAATTTCTTCATTGATAACTTCAAAAGTATTCATCAAGACCACCAAGGTATTGGTATTTGGTGCTATATATAGTCCAGGCGCATTATTTGGCTGGATGAGTCCATTTTCCGCCAAATTACTGTTACCTTTACTAAATATATGTTTATAAGTGCTGCCTCCGCCTTGATTCGTGTCTAGATTATTGATAAATATCCATATTGACCAAGTAAATTCAATACCATCGTCTGCATTCACGGATCGATAAATAGTTGATTTATTTGAACTGGGGTCTTGTTCAAACACAATCATTTGACTAGCATCCACACTACCGTCGATAAGATGAGGCGATTCATTGGGCTTCAATATATAGGTGATTGCCTTCAATCCCAATTGCAGTGCAACTAAAAATGCCACCAATACCAACATCAAAAATACCAGTTTTGATACTAAACTATTGGATTCTAAAAATCCCCGATTGGGAGAAGGAGTGGAAAAAGATGTATAACCATTATTCATTGTCTATTATTATATAGAATGAATAAAAAAAGACTGTTTTGTTGTGTTTAGATGATGCTTTATTCATTTCATATTTTTACATTTCAAACATAATATTTCATATGCACATATACATTACATAATCCAATATTTCCATTAACAACGTTATTGCATCTAACAATGTTCTTGCATCATTCTCGCTCTGTTCTGCCGTAATTACATCCCTTTTTACTGTATTTAACAACGTCATCTTCTTGTATTCTTATACTCGCTCTGTTTTGCCATAATTACATTTACATATTTAAAATTATCTCATTTTTATAACGTGACACTCGTTTGTGTGTTGCCATTTTCCACCAAAGAAATTTGTAATTGATATGTGTTGAATACATTGGTCCAATTTGTGTATCCTTTACTATAGATATTCCAAACATCTTGGGGATTCAGTGCATTGGGATAATATTGAAATTTAGCCGTCCATCCTTCAAATCCGCCTTTGGGGGTGACATACACGTTGGAACTGTTATTCACACTCGCCACCCCTGGCAATAAACAAGTGCGCACCAATTTCCCGTCTAAATACAAGTCCATTGTTCGTCCATAGACACTCATTACCAAATTCGTCCATTTTTGAATGGGCACATTGGTTATCGAACAAGTATGCACCACTGTATTTGCGGGAGTAACTGCTCCGGTGGTTGAAGTCGCGGTTGGTTCTTGATCTGCACCAGGGTAACAAGAGAGAGACACGGATACATTGTTTTCTACTGCTCCGAGAACAACAGCAGGACAAGGATTGGCACCACTAACTCCTGGAACATCCCCCGAACCGTCAGTGGTCATAGCACCCATACGCCCGAAAATGACTTTCGGTTCGCCATATCGATAATTCCAATTATTCACATAAAACCAAATGGAGTAGGCAAAATTACTGGAAGGCACACTCGACCCATTCGTGGCTAAAGAAGACGCATCAATGGTGGATGCCGTAGTACCATCTTGCATGTTTTGTAAAGTATGGGGGTCCATAAAGATGTATCTCAATAACATAAACAGAAGAACCACAATGACTACTGTAAATACAATACTAAAAGCATTCATGGACAATATAATATTACTTTAGAAAAAGAAAAATAGAACAGATAACCACACACATTACTTTACATTTCGGTCATAGGGTATTGGCGGGTTTTTGTCTTTCACCATAGTATACAAATAATAGATGTCGGATGACGTCAAATCCTTCTTAAAATATAACACATTGCATATACCCCCTTTTATTCCAGCATCTTCGCCGATTGTCAAACTATCGAGTGTATAATAGGGCACCACACCTATGGAAGAACTCACCAATACCCCATTCAAAAAGATATCCATGGTTCCACCATTATAATTGAATAGGACATTATTCAATTTTTGCAGTGGGAAATTCGTTGTCTCCCATAAAATTCTATTTTTATCCGTATCAAACTCCATCAATGGATTATCCGTCGTTTGTTGCAGTTCGTTTTGTTGCATGGTCACCATAAAATGATGTGTATCTGCTTTATATAGGACATTGGGTTTATTAGCATAGTTGAGTAAAGAGGTGTATTTCGTATAGGCCGTTCCAGTATTGGGTCCTGCAGAATCTAAAAACACCCAAAAGGAAAGCGCATATTGATAATCATAGCTATCACTGTCGTTTAATGTTTCGTAGGTGCCAAGAGATTGTTGGACGTCTGTAGATACGGGTTGTTCGAGCAATCGTTTGCCGCCTTGATTATATACTTGGGTAGCCACACGGGGCAAACTTATGTATAAAAGAAGGAGTGCAATGGATAATAATAGCATGAATATGGAGCCCGCCGTTGTGGCATAATATTGACCAACACACCATTTACCCAATGCATTAAATAAGTTGCTTATCCAACAAGGGATATAAAGAAGCAGTTGGACAATGAAAAAAAGATATCGATTATATTTCATAGCATGTCGCAAGGAATGTGCCATAAATAAATTATAAAACAAGGCGACCGCTAATATGCCCAGGAGGACTAACAGTGATATTCCTAGAACGGTTTGATGAAACCAATGCAAAATAACACGTATGCCAATGAAAACTATGGCGGCAAACAATCCTATTTTGATAAGGAAGAAAAGAATGGATAAATAATGGGTAGTATTGGTATTCGTTGCGACAAAGGGGGATGGATTCATTATTCTCTTATATTTATACGAAGAAGAGAATAATAACAGGACGTGTTATTCACACTAGAACACTTAAATGAATTGTATATTTACATATAGGTCTTTCATTTCAGTGACATCCATTGGATTATCTTTTATTTTTGCCAATCCTGCTCCAGGTATTCTATAGACTTGTTCTTTTTTAATATATAATTGAGAAAAGGGAATGCAAATGGATTTGTTGCCAAGAAAAACCGTAAAATGCGTCTCTGCCAATATATTTTTCCATTCAATGCACACAGATATGTATATATTATTGTCTTCATCTATCGACACATTTTCCGGCAATTCTGGCTCACATATGGTGATAATTTCACAACCAGATACATCAAAAGAACATTCACGGTGCCACAATGGGACATACAAGGTTTCATTTCCAATATTTAATTTATAGCAATTACCGTCCAGCATGTCTTGAAGTGTTGGATTTAACACATAGATTTCTACTCTCTCATATTTTTGAACAACCCATGAACGAATGGTTTCCAACAAGGCATCTGGCAAATGAAGATATGAACGATTTTGGGAGAGAAATATATATATTTGCAAAGCCGTTTTTCTGTCCCAACTTTCCAATATTTGGGTTGTTATAGCCGTCGTTCCTAAAATCAAATTGGCCAGCACATGGATTAATTGGCTATTCGAAGAACCCAGCGAACTTTGCAAAAAATGTTGCAATAAATCTTGGTAAAACGAGGACGAAAAATCCTCTGTTTTTCCAGACGGCTTTTTTCTCTCGCATTCTTCTTTCATAAATAGATAAGCCTCGTTGATTTGTTGAAAACGTTCATTGGATGCCAGTGTGTTCCCATTTTTATCTGGGTGATGTTTAAGTGCAACTCTTTTATATTGTTTTTTTATATCTTCTAATGTGATTTCTTCGTTGGAAGCCGAGTTTATTTCCAGAATATGAATGGCATCACATCGGTTCATTTGTATTATTCATTGCACACCCCTTATATTGTTTCGTGCTGCAATGTTTGTTGTTCGAGGGATGTTTGATGTTTTTAATCTTTGATATAATAATGGATGTATCACACTACAATGTCCAAAAGACGGTAAATGGAGCAGTCATCACTAAAGTTATACATGATTATGTTCGTCTGTATAATTGTAAAAATATTCTTTTTATAAGAACACCAACTACAGGGAATTGGTTGGATAACCTATTCATAAACAATACGAATGTTGTTAGAATTTTATATGATACCCATTTTATTACAGGAATAAATAGTTCCAATATAAAAAATAAAATAGAATATAAAGATTTAGAAGAGGAATTACGTCGATTGGATAAAAAATATGATTTAATATGCATAGACCCTTTTCACACATATGAAATAAGTAAGTCAAATTTGGATGTATTGTATTCCTATTTGACGGAAGATGGCACACTCATATCCCATGATTGTTTTCCATCTATGACCAGCCTTGCACGACCCACCTATTGTAAAAATAATGCATGGTGTGGTGAAACCTATGTTGCATTGGTGGAATTCGCATATCATCATCCTGAGCTTTTTTATGGAATATTAAATACAGACACTGGTATAGGAATAATAAGTAAAACAAACAATATACCGTTTTTGACAAATACATTAGATGTTGGAAAACAAAAGATACTTTTAGAGAAACACAAAAATGAAAATTTTATTCAAACGTATACCTATTTTCTCGAAAACGCAACGAAAATAATCAATGCTATTCACTTTCAAAAAAAATGAATTTTGCGTCCCTTTTTAAGTCTCACCTGTCCCCATACTTTACACATGATATTGAAAAATGGAGCGCAACAACAAATTATACTTGACCAGCGACGAATGTGTCTTATTTGACCCCAATTATAGATATCAAATTTCAACGATACAAACCTCTGTGGTGAGGAACATTTGCTCAATTCATTCCAATTCCATGGTTTATCGGAAAATTTATCCACAATATTCCAATCTATTCTTTTCTTGCTCAATTCATTCCAATCCCATGGTAGTTCGGAATACTTCTCTACCATATCCCAAGTAACATAGGGATTTGCACTCATTGCCGTCCAATCATAGGGCTTATCGGGGTTTTTCCGAAATAAAATGGAGAAGGTCCTTTGCAGTTTCAGTGTTGCTTTTTGTTATAACTTTCGCTGGAATTGTGGGCATGTCTTCGGGTCTACTGATTATCTGTATAAAAAAATTATCTCATTTTTTAGTTGGCTGTACTGTATCACTTATAGTTCCTCATTGAAAAATATACCACGATATTTGCTGATATACTCATCGGTCAAAATATGCGTCTTCAAGTATTCTTTGGTCAATTTATCCTCCAACATAAAAACAATAAAATAAAGTGAATACATACCACATTCCGTATTTCCATATTGATGCTCTATACCGGCATTACTGTCATATATTAATTTTCTTGGCGGCTGTAATTCCAACGCTTGTTTTTGAACACGTTTTACAAACACATCGATTTCACGCGGAGCCTTATCTCCTGCACTGTCGAAAAAAAAGATTTGGTTTTTTTTCAAATTGATAAACAGTGAAATCCAATGTTGACCTGGTTTATCATGCGGATCTGTATTAAAACTAATCCCAATTTTCGTCTTACCTTGCATTATCTGTGATTTCAAATTGAAATTACACAATTCCTCCCAAATACATTGCCCATATAACTTCCGCTTGTCAAAATCAATGGGCGATGGACCAATAAATTCAAAACATGGATACGCTTTTTCGTATTGTTTCATGACATTGGTGATTTCAATACTAGATAACCATTCATTCGGATTTTTCTTCCATCTATCCGGTGATTTAGGCGAAAATGACTCTTTCAACTCACCTTTCAATTCACCATTCAATTCACCAAAATCGTTTTTTTGACGCAACCAACAAGACTCTTTATTGCAAGTATTTCTTAATTGAGCCGCTAATTGGCCATGAATTTCTTCTGGAATAGTTGCCGTAATCTTGACATCTGGATGTCGTTCATTCCATAGTTTTTTCAATTGATAGAGAGAACGATTGGTATAGCATGAAAAAGAATTCATTTCGTTTCGAGGCTTGGGACTACAATTCACCTTTTTTAATTTTACCGTTTTTGTTCTTTTACGTTCTTTTTGGGTTTTTTTGATGCGTGTCCTCATAAATATTATAAATATTAATAAATATTATATACCAATATGTTCGGTGACTTTTTTTCTCGACAAAAAAAGAAAAGATCTGAAATGAAGGAATCACTAATAAAAATATCTTACCAACGAACAGAAGAAAAAGATAAACGACGTCTAGCATCCATTCAACCAGCAGTTCGCCGTGCCATTCCCTTACATATGACCGAACACATACATACACCCGAAATACCCAATAACCAACTCCTCCACTTGCCATTTCATCCATCCTATATGCCACCACCACCCGTCCCTTCCACCGATTCCTATCCTGTGGAATTGCATTCTTCCATTCATCGATTACATATAGTATATAAATATGCATATGCAAATGGAGAGAAAGTCACTGGTTTAGGCGATTTCATACGTGGATGTTATTTTTTCCTACAATTTGCTGAAATTCATGGAATACATGTCGATTTTCATATTGCAAATCACCCTTTGAGAGATTTTTTGGAGTATTTTGCAGAAAAACCTTTTCTAGAAGAGAACATATTGAAAAAAATCCCTTATTTCACTCAAAATGAGTTTCGTGTCATCATCCAATCCACTCAAGAAATCACCTATGAATATGTAGATAATTATCAAATGATAATAAAAAATATTAATAGTCTCAACCGTTATCCCAATGGAAATGTATTTTTTTATGCTGTAAATCATCCCGATGAAAATACCATTTACTCCATGCATATAAAACGTGTTCGCGATATGTTTCGACCTACATCCACCGTGTCTATAATGGTAGATAATACATTGCACGATTTGACACTTGAAAAAAACACATATATTGTCATTCATATTCGTCTGGAAGATAGTGGAACACCTTCCACAAACATTCAGCAATACTCAAAATATATCATGGATAAAATACATGATATACAAAAAAATGGACAAAACGTGTTGCTTATATCGAACAATCCTGAAATAAAAAAAATTATTTTGAATTATTTCCCTCAAATAAAAACCATCTTTCATGAAATTATTCATATTGGTGAAGTATCGAATGAATCCAGCATGTTTTTAATTAATACCTTGAAAGAATTCTATTTAATGTCTTATGCTAATTTCATTTATAGTTTTTCAGTATATCCACATGGAAGCGGATTTAGCAAATGGTGTGCAAAAACATATGATATTCCCTATGTATGTTATCATTTGCATAAATAACCATTTAATAGTCATAAAATAATTGGACGACTTCTATCAATTTGGTAGTTCTGTTTTT